GTGGAGAAGGTCCAGCAGGAGCTACAGGTGCAACAGGCGCAACAGGACCAACAGGATCCATTGGAGCAACAGGTCCAACAGGATCTGTCGGATTAACAGGACCAACAGGATCCATTGGAGCAACAGGTCCAACAGGATCTATCGGTAGTCAAGGAAACGCTATCACCGGAAACAACAACATAACTTATTTGGCTAATGGATCAATTTCAGGACCAGTTTCTTAAATTCGGAGAATAAAATGGACGTCAAATTCAGAATTTTGTCTAAAGACGAAGAAAATCATTCTATTGTGGTTAGATATTTCACTGATATTTTAACTGAAGAAATTCTTGCTAATTCTTTTGATGCAGCTGGAAACATAATTTATGATCCTCGAGGATATCCTAGAAGTACAAGAGCAGATTATAATTATAACCTTTATAGTTATAATACTCCAACAGAAAAACAGATAATTGATTTTGTCAAAGATAAAACTCCATGGATGTGGCTACAAACTCAAGAAAATATCATAAATCCAAATGTTAATACTAGTTTGTCTGGAGTTAATAATTTATTATATACAGAACAAAGTTACACCTTTGATCCTCCTACATCAAATAATATATTAAGAGCAGTTTTTTAAAGAAATGATATATGATTAATAATGATCCTTTGAGAAAAAGAAGATTGACTTATAGTCATGTTTGGTGGGACAATGAATTTAACGAAAAAGAGCTACAAAATATAGAATCTTTCTGTAGCTCTTTGAATCCACAAAAAGCGGCCACTATAAATCAAACAGATTTAGAAAAAATAGAAAAAATCAGAAAATCTAAAATAGCTTTTTTTAAAAAAGAAAGCGATAATTTTTGGTTTTTTGAGAGAATAAACGCAGTGATAGAAAAAATAAATCAAGATTATTATGATTTTGATTTATTTGGTTACGAACATTGTCAATATACAATTTATGATAGTGATTTTCAAGGTAATTATGACTGGCATTTAGATCTGGTTTTAGGAGAAGAGTTTAATGACCATATGTGGTCTCACTCGACCAGAAAACTTTCTTTAGTTTTGTTATTATCAGAACCAGGAAAAGATTTCACTGGAGGAGAGTTTCAAATAAATTTAGGTAAAGAAGAAAATGCGGTTACTATTGACATGAAAAAAGGGAAAATATTAGTATTTCCATCTTTTATTGGACACAGAGTTAAACCTGTATTATCAGGAGTTAGAAAATCTATTGTCGTTTGGGTGGAAGGTCCAAAATTTAAATAAATAAAATAAAAAGAACCATAGGGGAAAGGGAACCATGGCAAACTCAGATTTTATCGTAAAGAATGGTCTTATCGTAAATACCAGCCTTCTGTCTGTAAGAAACGGAAAGGTTGGTATCAACACATTAACTCCAGGTCATCCATTATCAGTAAATGGTAATACAGAAATAACGGGGTTTGCCAACGTTATTGGTAACTGTCAGATTACTGGAACGCTAAACGTCAATAACGCTACAATATCTACTATTACTGCTACCGGAGGTCTTAATATAAATGGTGCGGCCACATTTGCTAATACGATCTTAGTTTCTGGAGCTGCTACTTTTTCTAATCAGATGAATTTTAGTGGCAATGGTACATTCAACGGTCCATTAAATGTTAATGGAGCAGCTACTTTTTCTAATACTGTGTTGATTACAGGCGCTGCGACTTTCTCTAATCAAATGACGTTTAGCGGTAACGGAACTTTTAGTTCAGATATTTCTGTTACAGGAAGCGCTGTTATTGGTGGCACCCTCAGTGTAACAAACTCCACTACAAATCTTAGACTAGTTAATATGAGTAACAACGTTACTATTTCTGGTTTAACAACTATGAACACTGCAGTAACAACTGGAGTTTCTCAGATTCAGTCTCTTGGCGTTGGAACTCCAGCTTCCGGAACTACTGGTGAAATTCGTGCATATAATAACATAACAGCTTATTATTCTTCTGATGCTTCTCTCAAAGAAAATGTGAAAAACATTCCAAACGCTCTTGATAAAGTTTTAATGATAGATGGCGTTGAATTTGATTGGACTAACAAATACGTCGAAGAGCATGGCGGAGAAGATGGCTATTTTATCCGTAAACATGATGTTGGTGTTATCGCCGACCAGATAGAAAAAGTTCTTCCAGAAGTAGTTGTTACAAGACCTGATGGAACTAAAGCTGTTAAGTATGATAGAATTGTTGCTCTATTGATTGAAGCTATCAAAGAACTAAACAATAAGATCCAATAAGGACAGGAAAATGGCAGTACCAACATCAAGGGCAGAATTTACCGAATATTGCCTTAGAAAATTAGGTAAACCAGTAATTGAAATTAATGTCGACGAAGACCAAGTAGGCGATCGTATTGACGAAGCTCTGCGTTATTATTGGGATTATCATTTCGACGGTTCAGAAAAAACTTATTACAAAAAAATAATAACTCAAACTGATATTAACAACAAATATATCACAATACCAGATAATATTATTGGAGTTGTTAATATTTTTGATCTTGGTTCTGCTTTAGGTTTGAATAATCTATTCAACATTCGTTATCAAATTGCTCTTAACGACCTTTATACTCTTACGTCAGTTTCAATGGTTCCATATTATATGGCTATGAATCACGTTCAATTCCTAGAACAGATGCTTGTTGGTAAACAACCATTAAGATATAATCGTCATATGAATAAACTTTATATTGATATGTCATGGGATCAAGTTGTTCCTGATAATTATCTTATCGTTGAAGCATATCAGATTGTTGACCCAGATGTTTATACGAAAGCGTGGAGCGATCGTTGGCTTGCTCTTTATGCTGAATGTCTGATAAAACAGCAATGGGGTCAGAACATGAAAAAGTTTCGTGGAATGAAACTTCCAGGCGGTATTGAATTTAATGGTCAGCAGATTTATGACGAAGCAACTGCAGAGAGACAACAGCTTGAACAGGAAATGATATTTACTTACTCGCTTCCATGCACAGACCTTATCGGCTGATATGATCGGATAACTAAATACATAAAAAGTAGGAGGTTATCGTGGCGCATATATATTGGATACATTTAGAAGAACACAATGATATATCAAAAGAGGGTTATATTGGCGTTTCTAATCAAGTAGAAAAAAGATTAAAAGATCATGCATATTTGTTAGAAACAAACATGCACGAAAATGTTCATTTATCCAGAGCATTTTTAAAATATGAAGATTTAAGATATGATGTTTTATTAAAAGCTCCAGAACAGTATTGTTACGATATAGAATTTGTTCTTAGACCATCTTATAATATAGGATGGAATATTGCTCCAGGAGGTAATAAACCACCACCAGCCAAAACAGGAAGGGGCAAAGGTAGAAAATTATCAGAAGAACACAAAAAATCCATAGCAAAATCTTCCTATTTTAATATTTTCAATAAATCTGAAGAAAGAAAAAATCTGACATCTAAAACTATGAAAGGCGTGTCTAAATCCCAAGAACAAAAAAAGAAACAATCTGAAAGTATGAAAGGCAAGTTAGTCGGCGAGAAAAACGCTATGGCTAATCCTATAAATAGATTAAAAGTTTCTCAATCAAAAATAGGCACAATATCTCTTTATAAAGACGGTGTTAGAAAAATGGCTAAACCAAATAGTGAAAAATGGAATTCTCTTATTTCCGATGGTTACGCTCCTAGATTGACAGGAGGCTAACATCGCAACAAATTTTTTCTTCAATAACTTTCAAGCTTCGCAAGAGCAACTACTTCTTGAAGATTTAGTTATTGAAGCAATTCGTATTTACGGTCATGATGTTTACTATCTTCCTCGTAAACTTAATAATTACGATGATGTTTATGGTGCAGATGATATTTCCAGTTATGAATCCTCGTATCCTATAGAAATGTATATTAAATCTATTGATGGATTCACTGGAGATGGAGAGTTTCTTTCAAAGTTTGGGGTTGAAATTCGCAATCAAGTTGTATTCTCTATTGCTAGAAGAAGATTCAATGAAGATGTTGGAAATTACACTGCACAAGTAAGACCGAATGAAGGAGATATTATCTATTTTCCTTTAAATCAACGTTGTTTTGTTATTCGTTATGTTAATAAGTATGAGATGTTTTATCAATTAGGTGCTCTGCAAACTTGGGAAATGACTTGTGAAGTCTTCGAATATGCAGGAGAAATTTTTAATACTGGTATACCAGAAATTGATATCATTCAGCAGAATTATAGCATCAATATTCTTGATTGGACTATTGATGACGATTCTGACGGCGGACCAATTAAAACAGAAGAAGATGATTATTTAATCCTTGAAGGTAAGTCCGCTACAGATATTGTTATTGCTGACGATAGTGATGAAATACAAAAAGAATCTGATCAATTCGTTGATTTTAGTTCCGCAGATCCATTTAGTGAAGGAAACATTTAATGTTTGGCGCTCCGTTTTATTTCAGTTTAATGCGCAAATATGTTATCCTTATGGGAACTTTGCTTAATAATATTCGTATCACTAGAACTGATAGCTCTGGCGATACAACAGCTTTATTAAAAGTTCCAATTACATATGGTCCAAAAGATAAAATGCTTGCTCGTATTATACAAGATCCAGCCCTAGACAAAGGGACAGCTGTTGGACCATTGCCTATGATTTCTTTTGAAATGGGAGAAATTAAATACGATGGTTCCCGTAAACTCAATACAATTGGTAAAAGCACAGTAAGAACTCCTATTTCAGGAGCTCCTGATAAATTAAAATATCAATATAATCCAGTTCCTTATAATATATCATTCAAAGCATTTATCTATGTAAAAAATGTTGAAGATGGTACAAAAATTATGGAACAAATATTACCATATTTTACTCCAGATTGGACCACCACTTGTAATCTTATTCCGGAAATGGAAATTACAATGGATATACCAATTATATTAACTAATATTAATTATGAAGATAAATACGATGGTGATTATAAAAACCGTCGAATGATTATATGGTCTTTGGATTTCTTATTGAAAGGATATTTTTATGGACCTGTTAAAAAATCTGGTATTATTAAATTTATCAATACTAATTTTTATATACCTTCGGTCGCTGATGGTAAACTCGCAGATGCGGTTGGTAACACTGAAATCGCAGAAAAGATCACGATACAACCAGGATTGTCGAACACTGGACAACCAATAAATTGGACTGGTGGTCCTAATACGAGCACTGGAACTATACCATATACTGAAATTGAGGCTGATGATGATTATGGATTTATTACCATGATATATAATTCAGATGAGTTGAATGAGTGAAAAAGAAGATAAAGATCCAATTGGGAAAGCTCTAGGTCTTCCAGAATTGACCTATGAAAAACAAGTCGACGATTTAATAGCAAAGGCTCACGATGATTCTGCAAGGAATGATTTCGAAGCAGCACGTGCAAATCTTTACGAAGTTATCCAAACAGGTCAAGAGGCTATGGATAAACTAACAGAGATCGCTTCTCAATCCCAACATCCAAGAGCATTCGAAGTTTTAGCCAAACTTATGGATACAATGGTAAATACAAATAAAGAATTGTTGGAACTTCAGACCAAAATTCGTGAGATTGATGCTAAAGATTCTCCAATCAATGAAAAAGCCCAGACAATTAATAATAACTTATTCGTTGGTTCTACTGCTGAATTACAAAAAGTTCTCAAAGAAATGAAGAACAATGAATGATTTGACGGGTGGTTATAAGGGTAATGTTCTTCTAAAGAAAACAAACCAAAACATTGAATGGACTGAAGATTTAGTCCAAGAATATGTTAAGTGTCAACAAGATCCTGTATATTTTACTGAAAACTATATGAAGATTATCTCGATTAACGAGGGTCTTACTAGTTTTAATATGTATGAATATCAGAAAAATATGGTTCGTTCTTTTAAAGAAAATCGTTATACAATTGTTACTACTGCTCGTCAGGCTGGTAAATCTACCACAACATGTGCATTTATTCTTTGGTATATCATATTCAACCCAGACAAAACTGTCGCTCTACTAGCTAATAAAGGCGATACAGCTCGAGAAATTTTGGGTCGTATTCAGCTTGCTTATCAGCATCTGCCGAAATGGCTACAGCAGGGTGTTGTTGAATGGAACAAAGGCTCATTCGTTCTGGAAAATAACAGCCGTGTTTTGGCTGCTGCAACGTCAGCTTCTGCCATCCGTGGTTATTCTATCAACCTTCTATTCATCGACGAAGCGGCGTTCATTGAGAACTGGGACGAATTCTTTACTTCGGTTTATCCTACAATTTCATCAGGTTCGGAATCAAAGATTATTCTCGTTTCCACCCCAAATGGTTTGAACCATTTCCATGCTACTTGGGCAAACGCTCAACAGGGAACTAATGGTTATCATCCAATTCTAGTTCATTGGTCAGCTGTTCCTGGTAGAGACGAAAAGTGGAAAGCTGATACTCTGGCGGGTATGAATTTTGACTTGGAAAAGTTCGATCAGGAATATAACTGCGAATTCTTAGGTTCTTCTGGAACTCTTATTGCTGGTTGGAAATTAAAAGAACTGGTGGCTAGAGCTCCTGTCTTACAAAAAGAAGGGTTTACACAATTCATTCAACCAGAACCAAACCGTGTTTATATGATGGTTTGCGACGTTTCTCGTGGTAAAGGTCTAGATTATTCGGCGTTTCAGTTAGTTGATGTTACATCTATGCCTTATGTTCAGGTTGGGGTTTATAGAAACAATAATATTACTCCTGTTGATTATGCCGATGTTATTCACCGAATAGCCAAAGCATATAACAACGCTTCAGTTCTAGTAGAGGTAAACGACATTGGCGAACAGGTTTCACACTCTCTTCACTACGATTTCGGCTACGAACATGTTTTGTTTACTGAAAACGCTGGTCGTTCAGGGAAAAGAATTACTGCTGGGTTTGGTGGCACTAATGTTGATAAAGGCATTAGAACTACTAAAATAGTAAAATCGGTTGGATGTTCAATTCTAAAACTTTTGATCGAACAAAACCAATTCATAGTAAATGAAATTAACACAATTAGCGAATTAGGGACTTTTTCTAAAAAAGGAACTTCTTATGAGGCAGAGCCAGGAAAACATGATGACTTGGTGATGTGTCTGGTTCTTTTTGCTTGGTTATCAGACCAGCAATATTTTAAAGATTACACTAATATTAATACTTTGAACTCTTTAAGAGATAAAACGGAAGATGATATGGAGCAGGATTTAGCGCCATTTGGGTTTGTTGATACCGGAAGAGACGAAGATATGATAGACGATGATTATGAAAAATATGTCGCTGACTCCTGGATGTGGAACACTCCGGATATATTATAAAAAGGGTTATTTTATAAATATAAAGAAATAATAACCAAGTTCTCGCATATAGGGAGATTTAAAGATGGCATTTCAACTAAGCCCAGGTGTTAACGTATCAGAAATTGATCTTACTACAGTTGTTCCAGCAGTAGCCACTTCAGATGGCGCTTTTGCTGGCGTTTTTCGTTGGGGTCCAATCGGACACAGAGCTCTAATTGATTCGGAAAATCAGCTAGTCGCTAGATTCGGTAAACCAACTAATTTCAACGCTGAAACGTTTTTCACAGCAGCTAACTTTCTTTCATATGCTAATCGTTTATGGGTTTCTCGTGCTGCTAATACTGGCGGTTCAACTCCATGGGTTGTTTCTGTAGGTAATACAGCTGTTAATGCATACACTGTTTCTAACTCCTCTGCTCTCTCAGCAGTAGAAGTTGGAAT